TTCTTTGAATTCTTGTATATACTCAGATTTAAATCCAAGTTTGTATCGTACATTTTCTCCACCATACTGTGAAATCTTAGCTTCTTGCTTACTAGGAACCCAAAGGTCTTCTTCTGTTGCTGGGTGCGCAAACATATTAGCTGTGTGTTTTTTAAAGTTATGTGTTAAAAATATACACTCTGATAATACTATATCTTTGTTTTGTACATATACATTTAATAGTTTAAATAAATGCTCATAGTCTTCTAACCATCCATCATATACAATAATAGGGCTAAAATTTACGTGCACGTCATAGCCTGCATCTATAAATCTATCTATAGCTTTTATTCTATCTAATATAAGAGAAGTGTTAGGCTCATGTAGAGTTGATTTATGTTGAGGCATAAGACTGAATCTAATTCGTATCTTACCTTCAGGATTAAAAGATAACAGTTTCTTATTTACAAACTTCGTTGCAAATGATCCCATTGCTATCGGATGATCTCTAAAGAACTCAAATATATCTTCCCACTGATGATATTTAGCGTGAAGACAAAAATCTTCATTACAACTTATATCATATGTTGTAAAGTCTGCATGAGTTTGATTAGGTTTATCTACCGGGGTAAAGAATGCGTGATTGTTTACAGCTGTTAGTATATCGCCTGTGTTAGTTGCTACGGTAAGACCTGTTGGTCTGTGTCTTTTCATATAGCAATAAGAGCAGTTATATAAACAACCATAACCAAAGCTTGGTGTTATAAAGTCTGTGGATCTACCAGAAGGCCTTATAAGCATAGACTTTCGAGTGATTTCTTCTATCATCTCTCATCTCTTTCTGCATCCATACGATCTTCTAGATAAGAATCATGTTGTCTTTCTGCATACTCATAATCTAACTCAGGTTCTTCAAAGAATTCTTCACAGTTTTCACATATAAATCCTTCTTCAGGTTCTGCATGATCTAAACAGTCTTTATTTTGACATATTCCACTTTCTATCGGTGCGCCACAGCAATAGCTGAGTCCGTCTGTATTATCTGTGTATTCATCCCCACAGCAAGGGCTTACTAAGTTTGACATAGTTTAATTGTTTAATTGATTAATAAAAAAAGAGCCCTGTTAAGGGCCCTTTGTTATAATTGTTTGATAAGTTCTACGACTTCATCTACTTGCTTTTTGTTTCTTGGCATAAAAAGCACATAGTTTAAGTTGTTGTCTTTAAGATGCTTCTTGAATAACTTCCACCTTAATGGAAACGATTCATTTGCGTAGCCTTTAGTTTCAATAACCCATTTACCTTTTGGATCTACAAAGTCAGGAGTATATGTTATAGGCCTAATTTTACTACCTTTATTATATAACTTCTTAGCTGTACCCTCATAACATGCTTGAGGATATAACAATGCATCAAAGATGGTAAAGGTATATGCTTCATATTCTACTAATATCTTAGCTTTCTCTAGCTCTTTATAACAATATAGTTCTAGATTAGACTGAAAATCATGTCCGTCATAAGATGACTTTTTAGAAAAGCATTTGGTAGTCCTATTAATTTTTCGTCTCTTCCAGGTCATAGTTCATAACATTAGTTTGAAGATACCCTTCCAGTCCTCTATTCTTATTCCAGATAAATCCTTGACCACACCTTAAAGTTCCTACATAGCCTTGAGTTTTATGCCAAGCGTCATTACCACATATAGACGGTATAAATCTAACTTTAGTTCCCATGTATTCATTAAGCATTTCTTTGTGCTTATGTCCACAATGTACTTCCCTAACTTTAGATCTACTCCACATAGCTGGCTGCTCAGTAGCAATCAGTAATGGTAATTCTTGAGGCTTCTCTTTATCTCCGTGTGTAAACATTATCATATTAATACCGTACTCATAATACTTACGTGTGTCTAGACTATTGTCGACATTCACATTCTTATTATTATGATACATAGCATCTAACACTTCACCAACATAAAACATACGCTCAAAGTCATGGTTACCTTGTACAACTACCACATCTACTGGGGCAAACTGCGCTAAGTAATCAATAGCTTTCATAACTAAATGCCAATAACCTCTAAAAGATTGTCTCCACATCATACTATCTTGTTGAGGTGTACCTTTAGTTGTAGCTCTAGAAAAACCTTCTGAATTAAGGCCGTCATTACCTACAGGTAATAAGAACCTTTCTATATCTACTCCGTCTGCCTTTCTATGCAGATCCATAATAGCTTTCATATAATGTTCTTCCATTGCTTCAGGACCATCTTCTGTAATCTTACCATAATGAATATCTGGTAAAGAAATTTCATAGCAAATAGGATCTTTAGACTTCTTATAAGCAATCTTATTTACTTTATGTGAATGACTTTTTATATAGTTTAATAGCTCATCTTTAACTTGTGGCTGTTCATGCCACTGGTTATGTGTTACTATACTATATCTTTGTTCTCCTTGAAAGTTTTGCCAGAATTTAACAGACTTTACGTCTGACATAGTTAGGCCATTATCTAATAAGTGTTTTGAAAATGCTTGACTTTCACTAAGATCGTGTCCGTTATCATTATTCATTCTTTCTTGTACCCACTCTTCAGAAGTTACAATCTTTTTACAGTCTTTAATAATTGCTATGTCTACTTCCCATTTATCTGCTAACCATTGTGCGCCTTTTTTTAAAAAGCCTTTACGTGTCCTTAATTTTTCAATAATTTCATCTCTGTTCATCTAATATAAGTTTAAGTTCATTAAAACTACCTACCTTGTCAACCAAATCAGAAGGGTCCTTAGATTTGAGTTCGTCAGGCAGGCAGATGTTTTTAAAACCATATAAGCTGCAAATTTTGTAGGCCATGTTTTGACCTGGATTAGTTGCTTTGTTAAAATCATTATCGTATAAAATTTCTATTGTATTAAATCTTTCTTTTAGCTCACTTATTAGTTTCTCACTAGGTATTTGCATTTCACTCTGCATAGCGATGGCATTGTAGCCGGCTGCATGTAAACACATAACATCTTTAAGAGATGAAGTAATGATAAGTCTCTCACCTTTAGTCGGGAGTTGGTCATAGCCTTGTACATCAGTTTTTTTTGTATTGCTTAACCACTTATTTGTTTCTTCATAAGGAGAATAGATTTTGTAACGATTTTTAAATTTAAAAGCATAAGTAATTGATTTACAAGTAAATCTACTACTATTAACCCAAAAATGACTTATTGGTTCTACCGCAAACATAGTTAATATTACTTTACTTACCAAGTATTTACTCCAAAATTTTGCATCTTCTACCGTCCACTGTCGCCTCTTTTTACGAATAAGAGTTACTTTTTTATTAAAGGTAGGTACTTTATTTTGTCTGTAAGCCATATACCCCATAGTGAATTCGATTTGATTTTGGTTAGAACTTAATCCTAATTTAAAATCACAGTCAATAATTCTAAGGGCATCTACAAAGTCGCAATTATATTTATGTTTAACATAATTAAAGCAGTCAAATACATGATCAGAGATTCCAAAATCTTTATATAATAGTTTACCATTATAAGGTATTATTGAAACTGTTGGCGTCTTATCTTCACGGAGGTCACTAAGGAATTTCTTACCTAGTTCTTTGAAGTTTGGACAGTAGTACACAAAGATGTCATACTCAGTAATTTTACCGAGTATGACTTCTGTGTGTAAATGATCATTACTATCTCTGCTTTTTATAGCCATTAAAACGGAGAGTCTGCAGTTTCTTTAACACCGTTTTGTGGAGTATCAGGCATAGTCCAATCTTCTTCTTCTGTAATAGTATCAGGAGACACTAGACTAGCTGTAGCTGTATGATTCCCCCATTTAAGGTCTGCATTAAAATCAGCATTAAATGAACCATAGTCATCGTTAAGAGATTTAATAAATAAATCATCTCTTTGAGGCTTTACTCTACCAAAGTACTTAGTATATACTTGCTGATATTTATCATCTTTAACTCCTATTAAAACTCTAACTTCATTAGTCCCTAAAGCTGTAATTAAAGCTTTAATTTCTGCTAAATCTCCATTAGCAATAGCTGACATTGTATCAAAAGATACTTCATCACCTGCAGCTACATTAGCCCAAGCTTTAGTAAAGCTGATAAGAGTTTCTTCGCCTGTATAAGCTTTTCTTTCTCCTTCTTTCTTCCACCATTCGTAAGAAGGTGCCTCATCTGACCAAGTAGATTGACCAACATTGTTCATCCATTGGTGTTTACCGCTCTTAGATACTTTTGCTTTATTTTGCATTAAAATTTCTAATTTAAAATTACCATCAGCATTTGCTAACCAAAATACAACTTTGTTGTACTCTTCCCCGCTAAATTCTATTTTATAATTAGGTTCTTGTTTAACATTAATATCTAAAGCGTGTAGCTCAGCCATTGTTGGATTTACTGCTGTTACTTTAACATTTGTTAAACCTGAGAATGTTTTCATTCCCCCTACTACTTCCTGTGTACTTGCATTACTTTGTATTGCCATCTTTTTTATTATTTATTGGTTATTAATTATAATTCGAACGTTTCATCGTCCATATCTACTTCTTCTTCTCCACTATTTTCCCACTCTTGCTCTTCAACTACACTCATAGTGTCGTTAAAACTTGGGATTTCAAGCTCAGCCTTTTCAGCAGCTCTCAATGTTTTCTCTATAAAATTTGCTGTTTCACCTTTAGGTAAACCTGTTACGTCGGTCTCAAATTCTGTAGGACTAAGCATATTAGTTATAGCTTCTTGAGTTTCTTGCATTTGATCTTTAACTCCTTCAACTGTTTCAATAGCTTCGTCTATAGCTTGTTCTAAAGTTACTTGATTAGGATCTACCTCAACTTCTTCTATAAGGTCTGTTGCTCTTTTAGTAAACTCAGGCTCTGAAGTATCCTCAGACATGTCATCTACAAAGCTAAAAGATAAAGTTCTTTTTCTAGCTGGTCTCCTACCTTTAAGAAGTGGATGTTTAAACATCTCGTCAACTTCCCACGGTTTAATACCATACTTAATTGACATTTCTGTCTTGTTTACACCATCTTTAAGATCTTGATCGATCATAGAGATAGTAATTTGTTCAGGTGTTTCACCTGCTTCTACTGTTTGTCTTGTGTTAATCATTTTTTTGTGTTTAATTAATCTATAAATATTTTTGACCATTCTAAAGGCATGGTCTTACCTTTTAAGTGTGCACATCTAGTACCAGCAGCTATATCATCTAAAGAGTCAAAAGAAATCATAGTATCTTCCCCCTCTCTGTATATATACCCAATAGCATCTGAGTTTGTGCAGGTAATTTGCTTAAGTTTACCGGTTAAGTCAAGGTCTTTAACAGCAACCTCTTTACCTTTCTTCTCAAGCATCTTATCCTTTAAGTGTCCAACTAAGATTACGTGATCCGCCAGTTTATTCAGTTTGTCCATCCATTCTTTGTAGGCTATTCTTAAATATAAGTAGCCAGCGCCATTAGGCAATGATAGTACTGATGCACCAGGGTTCTTTTGGTCAAAGTTTTTACCCATTGGAGTTTTCATATAAATTTGCTTAGCGTAACTTTCACACCATTCTTCTAGCTTAGATATAGTATCTATTGCTATGTATTTATAAGGTCTCCCCTCCTTCATAATTGCTGAACCTATAGATTGTAGATCTTTCAAACTGTGAGCTTTAACTTTCAAAGCGTCAAGCATGTCTGAACCATTTTCTAAGTCAATGATTAAGCAATTATCTAGTTGTGATAACACTGTAGTCTTCCCTATCTTAGGAGCTCCATATATTATCATATTCTTTGGCGATTTACGGCTAGCCTTTACCTTTTCTGTTGGTAGTTTCATATATTATTTTTTTCTTTCATTAATTGTAAATGTTGACATTTCTGCCTCAAAAGGTATCATACCTAACAATCCGTCACGGTTTTTTTCTACATGTATAGCTAATAACCCTATAGGATCATGTCCGCAATACTTATCTGTAATTCCATATAAATCATTAGGTCGTTGTAACATCATAACAACATGAGCATCTTGACCTATACTATCACCTCCAAATAAATCTGTTAGTAATGGTTGGTATTGTGCTTTAGCTCTATGTTCTTGCTCTATGTTTCTATTAAGCTGAGATAAGAGAATGTTTATACATCCTATCTTAGCTTGTAACCACATACATCCTTTAGATACCTCATTAAGCTTCTGTAATTCCTGATCTTTACCACTAAGTATTAACCTAGAGTGATCAAATACATTGATTATAGTTGCATCCGGATTTCTGTTTGTTATCTCTACATTAGAGTCTTTTATAAATTCCATATCTCTTGGAATATTGTTAAAATACATAGGGTAGTCGTTATATTTAATCACTTCATCCCTATATTTTTCATATTCAGCATCTGTTAGCTTTTGCTCTACAGATAGTAATTCACTTACTTCTTTTTTAGATCCTTTAGCACCAGCTCTAAGTATCTGCTGATAACCAGGCATCTCAAAACTCCAGTATAATACTAAAATTTCTTTGTCTTGATTGCTATCTAAAACATCAAATATAAGTTGATTACTAAATGCTGATTTACCAACTCCTGGACGTCCTGCAACCACATACATTTTACCTGGTTGCAATCCTCCTAAGAAGTTTCTATTTAATCTGTCCCATTTTGTAGGGTAGACTCGTCTTTTCCCAAACATACCAGTTCTAACTTCCGTTAAAGAAGTTGTAACAGATTGTTTTATACTTTTAAAGCCTCGTTTTTTAAAGGGATCTTGTGATCCGTGTGTTGTTGTCTCTTGTGTCATTTTCGTCTAAGTTTTCATACTTTTCCCAAGTATGGTTATTAATCCATGTTTCTAAATTCTGTAAATAGTGGAGATTATCTCTTTCTACTCTTAGCTGAGTGTCTAAGCATTTCATAATATGTTTGTGCTTATACATCTTATCCCCTACAATTGTCTGGTACTTTACCTTACATTTTAGATTTGATTTAGCTTCTGGATCCTTAGCGTGTAACACACGAATTCCTCGATCTGGTGAATTTACTTTAATAGGATAAGTGCCTACAAGTTCAGCGAACATTTGATCAAAATTTGAAGAAAAGAGATCGATAAACTCTTGTCTTACAGTATGTTGATCAAATGTTTCACCTAACTTAATATACCCTCCTGTTTGTAAATTGTCTAAATTTGGTTTAAGATTAAGATTGGGTATATGTTCGTATTCTTCTTTATATAATAGATATAGATAAAGAAAATCATCAGCAGACATTCCAGTTTGCATCAGTATGTTAAAATCTATATCAACTTTCATTGGCAGTAAAAGGTATAAAAGAATAGTTTATACTCAAGGGTAATCTTGGTACAAATGTAATGTTTTTTTGCATAGTGTACTAATTTTTTAAAGATTAATTTTTCCAGATAATATTATTCAATGATTGTGTAGCTTTTTTCAACCACTTTTCTTCTTGAGAGTTCTCTACATATAGTATGTGTACCTCTCCTGTCTTTCCTTCTTGAAACCTAATCAGTCTCCCAACTCTTTGCACCATAGATAAAGCTTTACTAGTAATCCCACATATAATCCCAACATTAGCGTCAGGTATATCTAACCCTTGGTTAAGAGCTTTAGTAGAGCATAGTATATTTATATCTCCCTCTTTAAAGGCCTTTAAAGCAATTTCTCTCTGCTTCTTAGTCTTCTTCGAGTGATAAGACATAGCTAAAGGACTAACAGACTCTGTTAATTTATCTGTAAAATCGTTAGCCCCACTAAATCCTAATATTCTTTTATCTGCATTAGATGCCACTAATAATTTAAACGCTGCTATTTTATTAACTGCAAAATCTATAATCTTTTTACGCTCTCTTATACATTTATAAAAACCTGCAGCATTCTCCCTATCTGTAGAGTTAGAAGTATAATCTTTTAGTATTCTATTTGCCTCATCAAAAGCATCAATCTCTCCAAGTTGGTATTTATAGTAAACAAATTGATTGTTTATCTCTTTATACTTACGCCTCTCAGAGTTTGTAAGTGATATAGGTGTACAATATATTTTATAAGGGGCAACAATACCTAAATTTACACACTCATCTAATGTAATTGTATAAATAGTAGGAGCTATTTTACTTAACAGCTCTTCATATTCCTCTTCTTCTGGTAGTGTAGCTGTCATACATAACAAACTGTCATATTTATTATGAATAAAAAACTTCCTATATTGTAAACTAAGTCCTAAATGCACCTCATCACATAAAACTAAATCATAATATTCATTCTTTAGTTTATATGCGCTTTGATAGCAAAGTATTTCAATGTTATCTAAACAATGTCCTAGCTCCCATTTATAGAACTCTTCTTTGAATTGATCTTGAAGCTGAACAGTTGGTACTAGTATAATAACCTTAGCGTCACTATCATGCTTAATAACATAATCACATGCCAATACTGCACATCGTGACTTACCGAAGCCAGTACCAGCGATGATGCTACCACAAAACCCCGCAGAAGCCCAATTATTAAGTGCTTTCTTTTGCTCTTCATCTCTTAATTTATTTATAATACTCCCCATAATGTAACAGTTCTATTTGTTTCTTTATCTTCATAGGTCCCAACACTTGAAACCATACCAAGTCCTACTAATTCTGTTACTCTACCTGTCACTCTATTTATATCCCATCCTAAATGCTTAGCTATATTTCTATTAGTAGCGGGTTTAAGGTAGGCTATAACATTGTACACAGTTTGCCTTTTAGCACTCAGTGTAGGTTTTAATTCTTTTAAAGAATCTACTTGTGTTTTTCTTATTTTTTTCATAGTTTAAATCTTGTTTGTATAGTTTTTATTTTATTAAGTAAATCTGATTTTTTTGCTCTTGGACTTCTAAATATTTCTTGCTCTGGGTGTAGTGATTCTTTTTTACCCATATTAGTTATTGTATGCTTTAGCATTCTTATTATTTTTATTGCTCTTTCTTTTTTTGTCATTTTAATTATTTTTATTTATTCTTTTAATTTCTAGTAAATATTTACGGATAGTTTTTGACACAGTAGTGGGGGAGCATCCTAAGTCATGACCTATCTCTTTTAGAGTTTTGTTTTGGTTGTCTAACCAATAGTCAAGTACTTTAGAGCGTTTATCAGATAATACAGTATATACACCATTATCTAAGAGAACTATTTTTTTAGTTTTTTCCATTCGTTTTACTATTAAGTCTTCTGAATCTAGCTCAATCTCTCCACTATACTTCCATAGTTGGTCTGCAGTCTTTACAATAGGACCATTATCCTTTTGCCACTGCTGTTCTTCTTCCATTTGTACAGCTACATGATGCCTAATCTTCATTGTCTTTACTTTTTAGTTTATTCATATTATCCAACAGCTTTTCATTTGTGCCTGGACCTTTTTTTGTATTTATAAAGCTTACTATTATAATAGCTGCTGATATAAATAGTATATAGTATACTAGTACTTCCATATTTATTATTGTTTTAGTTCTTTAATTAATTTACTCCAGGGTGAGCGTGTATTAACCGTTAGTGGCATTATTGCCTAGGTGCTCACCCCTTCGTAATACTTATTTCTCCCAACATTTGCTAACAGTTACCTCAGCTTTTAACAAGCCGTTGGTTACTATTTCTTTAGCAGCTACTTCCATTAAATGTTTCATGTCTCTTGTCCACACTTCTAACCAGTCTTCTCTACATATAGTATCTATCTGATCATGTACAGTCATTACTAGTTTAACAGGAACATCATTGTAGCTTATATACTCACGCATTAATACTAAAGCCCTCTTAGTCATGTCAGCACTAGCTCCTTGAATAGGTGTATTCTTACTAGCTCTTTCAATACTACCAAGCTCCATCATTGATGACTTGTTATCCCATATTTTAGGGTACCAGTTAACAAACCATCTCCTCCTATTATAAGGAGGGAATGTTTTAATATACCCATACTTCTTCCCAAAATTACCTAACTTCTCAAGAAATCCTTGAATTGCTGGGAAAGCCTCAAAATATTTATCAATAAGAAGTTTAGCGTCATCAATAGTAATATTAAGGGTATCAGCAAGTTTGTTAGG